ACATACTCATCATCTTTTTTCTCTTCTTTCTTCCCCTCTACAATTAGTTTACCGTGCTCTGTGTAAACTTTAACTTCCTTCTTTTTAAATCCTGCGAGTGCAATCTCTAAACTAGACTCATGATTACTGTGTTGTAGAATATTATATGGTGGATAAGTAACTGATGCAGTTTGCCAAAACTGATCAATATACTGGTCTAGTCCGATGCTATTTTTTGTGATCTTATCGAATAGTTCTCCGAGATCACCAGCTCTGTACCTGTGAACGTTAGTCATAATTCTCCTTAAATAAGCGAGTGTGTATTGTGTCCCTTACGGCGACAATACTAATTATACTATGAACTCAGAAAGTCGTGTTCGGGTATCCTCCCAGTCTTTTACATGATGCGGATAACCGCCCCATTCTTTTACTGCTTTCGCTAAAGGATAATCATTCTGCCCTTCTTTCATCATATCACCAAAGAAATGTATTTCATCTTTTGGATTAAAATCTCTAAGTATCTGACTCTTATCGTTATCAGATATATCAAGGCCAGTTTGACCACCTATCTGAACATTAAGATCTGGAAATTGATTCTTTAATCTATCTGCAATCAATATTCTCTCTCCTGTATTTCTATCCCACTTAACATACTCTTCTCTATCTGGTAAGTTCACACCTTCTCCACGACCTAAGATACTAAAATTAATACCACCCGGTCTTGTTTCAATATGATTACCACAACGAACAGGGAACTGACTAAAATCTAATTCATCTTGTAAAAACTTTTCTACTTCCTCTGATATCTTCCAATTAGATTTGTAGACATTAACATCTTTCTCATATACATCTGCACCAGAACAATTGTATACTCTTATTGATCTATTGTAAACATCAAGACCCACCTGTTCAACAGTCTTTGCTCTGTCACTACCAGTAACAAGATACACATCATAGGTGCAACAAAATTTGATCATAAAGCACATGAACTCAAAGTTCATTTGTTGGCGACTTGGAGTTAACGTGCCATCAACATCGAATATAAATTTTTTCAATTATTCTGATTCTGGTGTTTCGGTTGTCTTAGTTTTTTTACCAATATTATATTTCTGTTCTAATATCCAATCTCCTTTATCTTTGTAAGATAAAACTTTGATTTGATTCAATGGTGCAATATCAACACATGAATCTTCTTTGACTATCGAGATAAGTCCCCAATCAGCCAGTAAACGAGTAATGCGATTACGTCGTTGTACATCGTTAATTGTGAGATTAGCATGTTTACCATCTAATGCAAACAGTTCTTTAAAGTGAACTATAAAATACTTTCCTTGCTTATGTAGAATATGGCAAGATTGATAGAGTTTTTTCTCTTTCCTAGACGCAACTCCAATACGAGTAAGTGTCTCACGAACTTTCAAAAAATCATCTGGTTCATTTAATACAACCTCTAGCATCTGATCTTGAGTCCAATGCACGGTTGGTTCAGCAGTCGCAGTCATTTCATTCCTCCAGTGTCAAGTCGTTGTTTAATAAAATTAATTTGGTCAGGGGTTAATATTCTTAAAGCTTGTGATGCCTTTTCATTGCTATAACCATAGTATTGTTTGACGATTTCAAGATCCGTGACTTTATCCTTACGGAGCCAGGGAGAAAATCTCTTTTTTTTCCTAAGTGTATTTAGATAAAATGAATATTGGAGGTCTTTATCTAAGTTAGGGTATTTATTCATTTCATTTGCGAACATGATTGAGTCAAGATGTCCAGACAAACAACGATTAATAATGTATGGAGGATAATCTTTAATCACATTTGGATCTTCCTCTACTAAGTTATCTTTAGTAAAGTTGATAGAGTTTAACCAGTCTTTAAGTTCTGCCATGATACAATTCTATTTTTTTGTCGATGTATGCTTTTGCTTTCATGAGATCATCAAGTTCATCTTCTTGATTTTTATGTCCTGCACGGCAAACATATTTAACTACGTTTCCTAAAATAAAATCTAAGTTTTGATCTGCTATGAAATCCCAAACTTGGATCTTTCCACGTTGATAATGTTTTGGAGAAAATTTATTCATCTTATAATCTGTATGTCCTCATCTTCTGTCCAGAGTTCGACCTCGGTTCTAAACCTACCCTCAGACTTTAACTTTTCATATCTTTTACCAGCTTTCTTCTTCCACCATGCAATAATATTATCTAGATAAAACTTGTCCCAATTCTGACCACGAACTAACTTCTCTTGTTCACCAAGCATAACTTCACGAACATTACCATATCCATAATCGGATGTGTAAGATCTTTTTCTTTGTGTGAGAGTAAAAGCTTTACTAATAACTGAGTTGAATTGATTTAGTTTTTCTTCTTGACCATGTTCTTTCAAAGAGTTCTTTGTCCATGAAATCATCTTAGTTTGTCTCTTCATTTTTTTAGATGAGACATAACTGGGAGTCACGGGATTGTTATCATTAATTAAAGTAAATCTATCATGAAGTTTATGAAATGCTCTATCATGAAGTAAGGGTAAAAACTTACTATCAGTTAAACCCTTAAATCTAATAAACGGTTTTAATCCATCATATTGTGATGCTGATGTCGTAGATCCATATAGAGAAGTTGTTTCAAACCATCCAATATCTTTTTCAAATACTTTATTAAGATGTTCTCTTGCAAAATGAGATACACACATTAATGCAAGTAATTTACCACCAAGACAATTATATCCAAACGGTTGAGATGGTACGATTGCAAACCCCATCACAGCATGACGATTGAATATTGAAAGGTTGGCTGGTTGACCTAACCATTCATTTCGTGGTTTTGAATTAATCGTAGGTGAACCAAAACGAATAAATCCAATTATCTTTTTACTATTCTTCTCATATACAATCCAACGTAACTCTCTACCGGGAATATTCTTTTCAATAATCGCAGATGATGTTGCTGTTAAAAGTTCATGATAATATGCTTGAGGAACTGATTGTTGAAATCTTTCACCAACAAATTTAACCTCAAAATCCATGTCCTCTGGATGAACATCTTCATTAAAGAATTCATCCTTTAGAGAAACAATTGATTGACCTCTTTCTTTAACTGCTGCTTCCTTAGTAAAACGAATGTAATCTTCAATAGTTTTAAACTTATTAAAGTAGTTTATAAATTCATCAGCAGCCCATAATGTATCTACTTCACTTAATATCATCTTATAACGGGCATTTCATCCTGATAGTATTCTTGTCTTCTAGATGGCATCTCTCGCATAAGACGTTTTTGTATCATAATGTTGATAGTCTTATCGAACCATGCATCTAGTGA